ATTCTTCCAGTGCTGCGCGCCGTCCTTTCGGTGCCCCGCCTGTCGTTGCAGCGATTGAGCCGGGTGTGGCCGTTCGCGTGCTGACTGCGTTCGCTTTGGCAGCTTTCGCCGCCTTATCCGCGTCAATACGACGCTGCTTTTCCGTGGCTTCGCGTTGTGTCGCTTGGCTCTTCGTGAATAGCTCGTCGTTCAGGCGGAGCGCTTTCGAATAAGCGCTATCAAGGTCCGTAGCCAGTCCTGCTTGTAGCAGTTGCTGCATCTGCGGCCCCAATTGCTCTACATACGGATGCGACGACTTGAAGTTCTCCACTTCAGCCTGCGCAGCCGCTTGCATCTGTGCGTGCTGGTTCTGCTGGTGCTGCGCCATCTGGAACTCGAGATCGCGCGCGCGCTGTTGCGCCTGCATTACGTTCGGGTCGATGTGATGCTGCATGTGCTGCGGCAGCGCCGCGCTCTGCTGCAACATCTGCTGGAGCGGAATCCCGCACGCATGCGCCACGTTCACCAGCGTCTGAATCTTCGTCGCCTCGTCGCCAGTCGCGAGCAGCCGGCGCGTATGCAGGAGGTCGCGGACGACCATTTCCGGCTGCACGCCCTGTTGGCGGAGTTCGTCGATATGCGGCTGGATCTGCGCAACGATCGGCTCAACACGAGCGCGGTACTCTTCGAAGCCCTTAGCCTGCTCTGCTTCGCGCTGGTGGATGTATTGCGCGACGGTCGGGTCCAATTTATCCCAGTGGGCGCGCTGCTCGGCCTTCCATGACTTCGGAGGCTCGGGGCGCTCCAACGCTACCGGCTGCGTCTCGACGCCTGCCACAGCCTCAGCAGACGGCGCTGCCGGTGCTTTCGGTGCGAAGCGTCCTGCCTCGTCACGCGAGCGGCCTTCGTTCTCGACCGGCTCGGCGCTGATGTTCTCAACGCTCGGCGTGCTCGTTTCGTCGGACGACTGGATTTCGTTGAATCCCGACGTGTCTGTCACTTGCTCGTCGATCGCTTCCAGCGCTTCAGCTAAATCTTCTCTGCGGGTTCCCATGCGTTTCTCCGTGGCTTATTTAAGCGCGTTGACTTGGTCAATAATCTTTTGCTTGCGCGCCTTCTTCGACTCGGGCGCAAGGTCGATCTTTTCTTTTGGCTTCAGGTACTTCGTTTCATTGCCGATCTCGATGCAGTTGTGCGCCTTCAGATGGTCGCGGTGCTGCGAGCGAGAAGTAATCATTTCGCCGGTAATCATCGACTTGTACGGCTGCATGTCGGTCATGACATATGGAGCCGTTACCCGGCGCTGCATCATTTCGCCGCAGCACTCGGGAAGGTCTTTGTACTGGGCGACAGTGCGATAAACGTCCTGCTCGTTGCCACACTGAGCACAGGCGCATGCATAAATTGGCATTGGTTATTCGCTTGAGGCAGACTTGGCCGCGGTGATCTGCGACGCTTCGAGGGTGGTTTGTGCGCCGATTTCGGCTACTTCGATCGCGCGTGCGTTGTTCATCGCGGCAATCAGCATCTGGAACTGGCGGTCACGCTCAGCCTTGTCGGCTTCGAGCATGGCTTTCATCTGCTCAACGCGCTCATTGCTCTGCCGTTCCATTTCGTCGCGGTGCATTTCCATTTCAGTTTCTTGCGCCGCCTGCATGGCCTGGTAACGCTGCTCGGCTTCTGCCGTCTGCTGCGCTAGGTGAGCCTTCAGTTCTTCGAGTTGCCCCTGCTGCTGAAGCTTGGCCGCTTCCATCTGGTTGCGCTGCTGCTCCATCTGCATATCGATCTGCGCGCCGGCCTGCTTCTCTTGGATGCGCGCTTGCGACTCGGCCTGCACCTTCTGGATTTCAATCGGCGGCTGCTTCGGCTGGTTCGCTTGCTGCTGAACCTGCTTGGTGAGCGTCTCCGCAGCGTTGTCGATCATGCCTTCCAGCGTCTTGCCAGCCTTGAACGCCGATACGCCGAACTTCAGTATTTCGACCAGCACCGGGGCGAGTTCGGGCTGGCTCTGAGCGGCCGGCACAGCCTGTTGCAGGAACTTGCTGACCATTTCCACGAACTCGATGCGGTCCTGCTTCTGCGCTTCCTCGTCGATCTGAACGAGCGAATCCGCATTCACTTCGATCCGGAACGAGCGCAGCACTTGATTGCGCAGCATTTGCAACGCCTGCGGCACGAGCTGCTGATCTTCAGGCAGCAGTTGCGCGGCTGACGACATCCGGACGATCGTCTCATCGCTGAACTTACCGCAGATCACCTGTGCTTTCAGACGAAGCAGGTCCGTCGCGTAGATCGCCACATCTTCTTGCGTTGTCCGCAGACGCACGGCGCCGAAGCGAGCCTTGATACCCTGCGCTGTAGCCGTCTCTGCTGCGTCCGTCTCGCCGCGCATGATGTCGGCAATGCCGGTGAGCGCATAAATCTGCTGGACGACGTTCTCGCGTGCTTCGAATGCGATCTGCAACGCTTGGGCGATCGGGCTCAGGTCGACCAGATCCATCGCACCTTTCAGACCGCCCTTCTCAGCGAATGCCGCGAAGCTCTTGACCGGGACCAGGTCGTTATTACCCGTCTCAGTGAACAGCCGCTGCAGTTCCTTGAACTCAGCGTTGTAGACACCGCGCACCTTCAGCGCCTTAATCAGCCCGTCGATACGGTCGCTGATCGTGTCGAGCTCGTTCGCTTGATCCTGATACTGGATGAAGTCCGGAACCGGAACCAGCGTGTCACTCGTCGTCGTGCCGAACAGCGGCTTCGCGCACGGCCAGAAGCCTTCGAGCTCGAGCGGGTCGGGCTTCTCGTCCAGCAGTTCGCCTACCGACTTCGACAGCCACACAGCCTTTTGCGTGGTCTTGTCCCAAAGTTCATAGATGCATGCCTGCTTACCGCGGCCGACATCGTTAGACGGGATTTTGGACTCGCCATACCCTTCAGCCGGGTTCGTGGCGTCCAGAGGAATGCGCATGGCCGTCTCTTCGCCAAAGCGCTCGCACAATGTGGCGTAGGGCAGATACACCTTGCGCCAGACGCACGTCACTTCTTCCCATGTCCGCGCGACCGAATGCCCGAAATCGCGCCAGTGCACGTAATCGACCGGGGATGTCTCGTCGTCGATTTGCTCAAGCGGCTGATCGTCGGTGATCTGGTCGACGCCGGCGCCTTCGATGACGGCCGTTTCGTCGCTATCTTCCGACATCGGCTCTTGAACGCTGGTCACCGGCGCATAGCGCACCCAAGCCACGCCACGACCGCCGAGAAAGCGATCCATGACGCTGTTCTTCATCGCCTCCCGGTAATCCGGGTAATGGCGAACTTCAAACTCTAGCGCGCGCTCAAGAAGCAGACTTGCCACACGGCCGACAGGATCGCTGTCCCGGAAGCGTCGCGATACGTCGGGCTGCGGTAGACGACTGAAGGTTGCTGGAACCAGTGTTTGCACATTGGCCCATAGGATGTTGAAGCGTGCGGACTCGTTGCCATACGTGTATTCCTTCGCGTCGTCACGGTAGCGCTTGACGATTTTGGTCGTGCGATCCGTCCATTTGCTGAACGCCTTGTCATAGGCCGTGATATAGCCCAGGTAGCGTTCTACCTCGGGCGAACGAGTAAGCTGGGCCATATCTGCCTATTACTGAGCGGTCACGGCGACGGTCGCGCCGGTCACTGCGAAGAACGTCGGGATGGCCGTGTCGACCACGGTGAAGGCCACGAGAACCGGCGTGCCGATCACGTTGCCTGCGTCGTCCAGATTGCTCAGCGTGACGGTGTAGTCACCTGCTGCCAGATTGTCGAACTCGGCCGATGCTGATTGCGCGGGAACGACGGTGCTCGAGACAGCAGCGCCAGCCAGCGTAAGGTCGACGCGAACGCTCGAGCCACCAGTGACCGTCGAGCCGGCGGGAACCGGCGTTTCCATGAAGACGAGCGAAGCGATTGCTTTGAACAGAGCCATGATTAACCTTTTGAGATAAGTGAACACGATTAGCCGAACAGCTCGACTGAACAACGCTCAAGCGTCAGCTGGTCCGTTCCAACGCCAGCCTGACCCGAGAAGGAAACGACTTGGTCGACAGTCGTATCGATCGCCCATGTTTGAATCGGGCCAGCCGTGAAAGCCGGGCCAAGGATCGCGACCGGCTGCCCCACCTGAGCATTCAAGACGCCACGGTTCTGAAGAAGGACTTCTACAAACACCGTGATAGTGGTCGTCGTAAAGCTGGCCTGATAGATGACATTGCCGCCCCATCTAACGCGGAACGTCTTCGTATTTGCGTTCGTTGGACATGTGAACAGCGCCGTAGCCCGCAGCGTTGTGTTCGCCCCCATCGTCTTGCCGGGGATCGTGAACGACAGAAACGTGTTATCGGACGTATTCAGCGGGTTAAGGACCTGCACTCCGCTCGAATAAACCGGGGGGAGGACAAGCGTATTTCCACGGAACATGCTCACCCCTTATCCTATGATTTCGACGATGTAGCCTTCGAGCGTGATCGTGTCACTAGCCACGCCACATTGGGCGCTGAATGCGACCGTGAAATCCTGCGACGTGTCTACGGCCATCGTGGCGAGCGCGCCAGCCGTGCTAAAGCCTGAGAACCCGCCGCCTACATATGATTGCGCGTTCAATGCCCCACGATTGCGAATGATCGTCTCTGCGGAAAATGCTCCGGTCGTATTGAAACCGGATTGGATGACCGTCACCCCTCCAACGATGAGACGCACGGTCTTCGTATTCGCGTTGTTCGTGTAGCTCCACAGATGCGTGATGCGAAGCGCGCTGTTCGGCCCCATCTGGCCGCCCTTGATGGTTTCCGTGCGCAGCGTGTTGTTCGTCAGGTTGCCCGTGTTAGCTACCGGCGTGCTGTACGCGATCGGAGGCTGCGGCAGGCAGCGAGGCAATACCGGCCAGCCGCCAGGCGTCGTGACCGTGTTCGTCTGGATGCAACCCACGAAGCTGCTATATGCGGGCTTGACCGTCGCCCCGTCAGCCTGAATCAAGCCGAAGTTAAGCGCGTTGACGCCGAATACAGGACCGGTGCCCGAGTCCGTCGTATCAGCGAACAGCACATAGGCGTAAATTGCCTTGATGTTGTACGTCGTCTTCCAGGTGAAGAAATCCTGCGTCCGGGTTGCGTAGAAAGCGCCTTGGTTGGAGTCCGCGGCACGCGAGCCCCATTCCGTCACCATCAGTTCGAATGCCGGCGTCTGCGGAACGTCATACGTGGCGTTGCCAGTCAGCCCGCGCAGCTCGGCCAAGCTATTCGTCGACACGCTCGAGCCAGTGCGCGATTTGCACGTGAACGACGTAGGATTGCCCTGCGTGTCGTAGAAGTGCGCGCCCATGAAATCAATCTGAAGCGGCGTCTGAGTGACCGCGCCAGTTGTATCGCGCCCTTCTCGGAGCATGCGGAATGCCGTCTGCGGGAATGCCACTCCAGACGCATAGCCCAGCTTGAACTCAGACGTTACGCTGCGAATGCCGGCCAGCATGCCGGATGTCCAACCACGCCAGCATTCGAATTTGCTACTCGTGAAGTCGTCATACGAGCCGCCATCAGCGACGAATCCACGCGGATTTGAGCCGTTGATCTTGCAGTTGAAATCGAATTCGTTGCTCGTCTCGATGTAGACGACGCCCGAACCCTTCAACGCGGTCGCCAGCGAGGCGCCCAGCGTGTTTGCTGCGCTCTGCTGCGCGGCGAACGTACTACCCAAGTTAGGTGATGCGTCGATCACCACCAGCACGTCGATGCCGCCAGCGATAAGCCCCTTGACCGTTGCCAGAACGTTGTTCGCCTTGGCAACCGATGCGATGTTCGTGCGTACCGTCTGGATGCCCATCTGCGCAAAGCGCGCCAGATAGGACGAGACGGTCATGTTTGGCCAGAAACTCGACGTGTATCCGATGTGGATATTCACGCCGAAGAATCCCACCGGTGTGATGCTCGCTACGCCTTTGGGCAGATACACAAGCTTGCTGTTCTGGTCGACATACGCCTGACCAGCAGAGCCGATGGAGCTATCCGGAGTGCCTGAACCAATGATGAAATTAGATGCCGTGTCGCCCGAGCCGCTCGCACCCTTCGAATTCAAAAATGGTGCTCCATATGCGCCGGACGCCTTCTGATACCAAAAGCCCGTGTCTTGATCGATCCAGAAATCGCCATTGATGCCAAGGGAGTCGGACGGAACGCCCGATCCCGTCCGAATCTGAGAACCCGGCGTACCGGACCCACCACCGCCGATCGCGCCGCGTAACATATCATTGGCCCTCGCCCACCTGAATATCCAGGGTTGCCGTGCCGGTGCCGCAGATCGCGCTTAGCTGCAGCCGCGAACCGTTGCCATCGGGCAGCGTGAACGTGGAGTCCGTGCCGGCCAGCACAGGCGAACAGGTGAACGTAGCCGTCGACGTAGGCACAGTCGCCACCTGAGCGCCCGAGCCAATCGACAGATATGCGTGGTTCGGGCCTTCGTTGACGATGCGAATGACGCTGCCCGTTCCCGGCAATGTGATAGACGCGCTAGCCGTCGTCGTGACCGCAAGCGATCGGCACGCAGATTGCGCGGTGAATGAGCCTTGGTACATTACAGCCTCCGATGATTGGATACGTGCCGCATGTGATCTTCCCAAACGTCGTTTAGCGTCTCCTGCGCTTGCAGGTTCGCCCAGTCCGGCTCCGTGGGAATTGGTGCTTCAGGCGCATGGCTCCATGCAATTGCGAGCATGCGAAACGCATCAGAAGGATTGGAAGCCCAGTTATGCACCGGCTTATCACTGAAAATGCGCTTCTCGTTGTCCCACTCGCGCCTATATTCTCGAAGCGCGCCGATTCCGATTTCGCAACGCTCTTCATCGAACACAACGCGCTTTAAGGTATTTCGTGCGGACTGGATGCCGTCTTGAACGCTCAGGCTTGGGACAATCTCCATATGCTTCCAACCGAACACCGCAGCCAATTGCTCAATGACCGACTTACCTTTGGCTGAAAACGTCTTGGCGCGGGCATCATGCGGCAGCCAGTGCTTTTCATACCGGTATGCAATGCGGTGCGCAGCCTCAGGCAGAAGATCGCCCTTAGTCACTACAACGTCATCAGCTATCAGATCAATCTGAACTTCGCGCCCTAGTATCTGGCCGGCGAAGTAGTCGGGGTTCTTGAGAGATTGCGAAATAAAGTCGATAACCCGAATCTCTCCGCCAACCACCTGAAACCACCATATTGACGTGTCATCGGTTCGTCCAATGTCCCACGCAGTGAATACCGGGTAAGCGATATCGTGCGGGACGCGAGTTATGCGCCCCTCTTGATCGATCTTGCGAAACTCAGCCGCATAGAAGGCACCCATGATTGCGGCATCGAATGAGCAGAGATATTCCTGCTCAAACATCGCAATCCCCATATCCTCGCCAAAGTCGTTGATATAGGCCGTGCGCAGCTTTTCTAACTGTTCTTCGTTGAAGATTCCCGTATCCCGCGCCGACAGCACCTGAGCGAATGCGCCAGGCTCCTTGCGAGCAGCGTTTAACGTGCGAAATGCGTGATTCTTACCGCGTGGGGTGGTGATGAAGAATTCCCAGCCCTGATTTTCAGCAATGATCGGCCTGAGATACGCGCGAGCCGCAGGATTCGCGAGTGCCCATTCCGAGTACACCAGCCCGACAGGCGGCGCACCCACCATCGCGTTGTAGTTGTCCGAGCCCAGCACCTGCCACGTGGAGCCGTTCACGAACTCAATGAACATTTCCTGATCGTTCGTGCGCTTACGTATTTCTTGCGGGAATGCTTCGTCTATCCGGCGCTTGCCAGTGTGACCGTTCACCGCGTTCCAGATCGCCTTACGTGCCTGCGATGCCAGCGGCAGCATGTGCCAGTATGTTCCGACCCGCTCGAAGCTCTTGCAGGCCGTCGTATGCAGCGCGATTTCATCCTTACCCGCGCGGCGATGCCAGATCAGTTCGGCATGTTTGCCGCCCTTCTCCATATAGTCCCAAGCCGGCCGCTGATATGCGCGTGGCACCCAACCGTTTGGCAGTCGGATCTTAGCCACGAAGTGAATCCTTTTTTACCGCTCGGGAGGGTGTGGAGAAAACTACTCGCAATCGCCAGCGAACTTGATGATCTCAATCGTCAAGCCCACTTCGCCGTTCACTTCAACCGCTTGTGACGACTTGCCGTACCCGCGATCGATCAGTTCCTTAGCCGCAGCTAGGCGCGCAGTGTCGTTCTCGGACGTGTTCATGATCCCTACGATCGTGCCTATGGCGTCCGCACCGTACTGCTGCGCCAAGGCCTTGATGTCGGCTGTGATCCGGTTGGGAGTGCCTTTCTGGCGTCCTCCGCGCCTTTCCCCGGGTGCTGATCCTTTAGGCATTGCTATTCTTTGCTATTTTTGCTGTTTGCGTACTTCTGCGCCAATGCCTCAGCCTGTTGGAGCAGATCGTCTAGCGACGTGTATTCCCCGTGCGCTTTGATCTGCTCGATTGCCCAGTCTCGGGCTTCTGCTGAGACTTTCACGTTAGGTCCCAATGCTCGCGGCCCAGATGTTGTTGCCGAGGCAGTAGAAGTCCGCCGTCTTGTTGGCCGGGACGCTGACCGCCGTATTGACGCCAGCATTCGAGATGTTGCCGCCTACCGGGGGGTAGACCAGCAGCGCATTCGTGCCTTGGCTATTCACGATGACGTAAATGTCACCAGCCAGAGCAGACATCGATGCGGCGTTCTGTGCCGGCAGACGGACACCCGTGCCAGAGCCAACGGTCGAATAGACCGAGATGTCGTTCACAACTGCAGTAGCAGCGGCTTGGTTGGCGCCTGCTGCGCTCAGAGCGAGTGCGGGCTTGCCCACGACTGCCTGAGCCTGAGCGGCAGGAACCGACGTGCCCATGAGGTTTGCGATTGTCGTCACTGTGATTCTCCTAAGCTGCGCGAATGGCGCTTTCAACTACATATGGTCTGAAAGCCTCGCCGTCGTGCTCTGCGAGAATTTCTTCTACGGTTAAATCGTCCAGCAGTACCCAGCCCGTGATTTCGTCACCCATGCCGAGCCCGTCGCTCCACTGTCCGAAGCGCACGAACTGGCCTTCAGGCGACAGCCGCGCCGGGTCTAGCGTTACTTGGTACGTCACCACGCGCATTGACGGGTGGCCGAGATCGTCCAGCAGCTTCGCGTTCTTCAGGTCCTGATCGAACGAGACGATCGCTACTTGCTTTTTGGTGATGGTTTCGATCATGGGCGCCACAAATAAAAATGCCCGCTCGGAGGGGCGGGCAAACCTGCGGGAGGATATCGCAGGGAAGGGGTGAGAAATCCCTACCGTGCGGTGATTTGCAGAGGGTAGGGACATATTGAGTTGAGAGCGACCGGTTCTGATCTCCGGCATCTGACCTGTAGCGTTCTAGATCAGTCACGCTGTTAGCGCATCAGCCTGCGCATTCTTGCTCTCACGGCTGACATCTGTTTTCGCGTTGGGCTAGCTAGGCCCACTAGCTCCGCGGAAGGCGCTGCCCCTAGGATGTGGCCCGCTGTGCCGCCAAATGTCATGCGTGAAAGCAAAAAGCCCAACCAGACGGGGGGATCTGATCGGGCTTTTCTGGACGCAATTACGCCACGACAGAATTTTGACGCATTTTTAGCGGGTTTACAAGCGTTTTCAGCAACCCTTTAGCGAAAAGTTTCGGCCTTAGCGCTTCCTTAGCCTGCGCATAGTCGCTTTCCTGCGTCTCGGGATAGCGCGGGTTCGTCCAGACCGTGTATCCGGCGTCCATATTGCGCATTGCCGTCTGGATAGCCATGCGCTGGCGCAGCGTCAGATCGAATATCAGCGGTTCCACGGCTTTGGCGACGCCTTCCCGCAGCTTATGGTCGACCATTTCTGACAGCTCGTCGTATTCCATCCACTGGCGGCTAATGGTGAAATCGCGGCATGTTGAATCAGCGCGGCCGTAGCCGAGCGCGGGCTGGTACATCTTGGAGAAAGTGAACCAGTCAAACAAGATGTCATCAACTTCATCGTATGCCATTTATTTCTTCCCTCCATATAGTCGTTCGATCGTCGCCGCGAGCAAATCCAGTTCCGTCATCTTCAGCAGCCCGAGGTACGTCTTATCCCCATGCACCCCATTGCGCCCCCGATGGCAGTCTTCGCCACACAGAGGGATAGTCAGGAAATCGGGAGCCCGCTGCGCCCCGCCCTGACCTGCGCGCACGTGATGTACTTCGGTGCGGCTCATTTGCTGCTGGTCTAGCAAAGTGCAGCAGATGCACGGCATGGCGGCTACGCGGCCCATATGCGCGCGCTCGGATGTGTTGGGACGATGTTTCACTCTCCACCCCCGTAAAATCTCACCCCACGCTCTGCCCCGAATGCCGTCGCTATCTCCATCAGGTCCGACATTTCCCGAATGGTCATCTTGCTTGTCGACTGGCCGAGCACCACGAAGCCGCCGTCTAGCCCCGGAACTGCGCGCTGCTGCTTGAGCGAGGCGCTGAAGACGTTTTTCCAGTCTTCGGCCGCCAGCTTCTGGCCATGCCATTCGACTTGACCGGCTATGTCGTTCAGAAGGGCCCAAAGTTTGGCGTTCTGCTCAAGCGTGCGCGTCTTCGGCTTCACTTCCACCACGTAGCCAGCCGGAGCGCGCGTAACCGCCCTGACGGCCATCTGTCGCGCTGTATCGTGCACGAGGCGGAATAACTGGCGATCGCTCATTCGTATGCGCTCCCTTTCTGGCCCGGTTCATTGCTTCCGGTGCATTCGTTTCGATGGTCGTTCGCCTTCGGGCAGCGCTTGTTTCCGCAGATCGGGCATAGAATCATCCTGACTCTCAGGAAGCAATTCCCGCCAGACCGGATGTGCTCGTGCTCGCATTGATGACAGTCGAAATCCCCCACGTCACTCATAGCTTGCCCCTGAGATCGTCCGGAAGCTTCCACTTCATCCCTTCCTTCAACCCGTCCGTGTAGGCCGTCTTCAGCAGTTGCCGTGTGGCCCATGAAAGATTCTGGTAGCCGGTATAGCAAAGGAAATGGGCGAACAAGCATTCCGGCGTGTGAGGCGTCGCGCCGCTCGACTGGCATCCGGTGCAACTAGCGGCCATAGATCACCCCTATGAGAGCGATGATCGCAGCGAATGCAAACATAACCGCCATGACAGCCAACCCAATGGCTAACCCAATCCATAGCGGCGCTGTCACCCAAATCCATGACCAATCGATATAACCGGTCAGCTTCAGCGCCAGAAATAGAAGGAACAATCCGGTGGATAGCGACATTTTCATTCCTTTATCTCCCGTGCTTCCGTGTAGTCCAGTCCGAGTTCCTGTTCGTTCTCGGCCATCCTTTGCAGCGCGTTCAGACGCTTCCATTGGTCGTCCATCGCCTTCTCTGTGTCTTGTATTACCCGAAGTTCTACCGCGGGGCCGTGAGCCGACAGGATCGCTTCTTGGGCTGCTAGCCATGTGCGCCAGTGGTTCTCTTTGACCGAGGCGAGCAGGCAGCCGTGGACGGTCGAGTAGTAGGTGTCGAATTGTTCGCGGCTCATGAACGCTCCTTTGATTGCTCCATAGCGAGCGCCAGCAGACGCGGATCAGCCTTCGTCATCACATCTAGCAGAAGGCGCTTCTCTTCGAGGTACGTCACCGCGAATTTCGGATCGTGCTTGACGATGCTCGATGTGTTGCTGATCAAGTCGGCGCACTTGATCGTCTGAATCCATGCCGGCGCCGCCGCAAGCCGCGCGCGCGCCGCTGCCTTGCGCTCGGCTCGGTTGCCGGTTTCAAGGTCGGACAGAAACATGACGCCTTCGGCAACATCGAGGCCAAACTCGTCATATAGAAACTGGCCTTTGATACCCTGATCTTCGACCACGTCATGAAGCCATGCGGTTGCAATTGCAATCGCGCCTTCTGGAAGGTCGAGCGTCGAAACGATGCCGGCGACTTCGGCCAGGTGATCAGCGTAGGGGTTCCCGGTGTATTTGCGAACTTGCGTCTTGTGCGCTTCGCGCGCGAACATCATTGCCCGATATGCGATGCTCATTTTGTCTCCTGCGGTTTTGTCCAGTCCTTGCGCTTGATACCGAGAGCGAACCAGAGTGCATCGAAGTTTTCCGGGATCATGCTGCGGCTCCGAAGAAAGCGGCGATGAACGGATCGCGCCGCGGAACGAATTCGGCCTTCTTGGCGGTCTTGCGCTCGATCATTTCTAGCTCGCATTTCGTGATTCGCTCCGCGTCCTGTCCTGATCCGGCGCCGAATACCTTGGTCGGCTGATTGGAGCGCAGTTCGCTGATGCGGTATTCCGCGATATGCACCAGCCCTTCGCTCTTCAGACGCGCCAGCCGCTTGCGTACATTTTCATGATGAGTTTCGAAGCGCTGAGCGAGTTCGGCGGTTGTCTGCGGCTTTTCGATCAGGCTGTTTAGTATCTGATCCGACAGATAGACGTTTTTCTTGGACATCATGCTGCTACTCTCCCGAACAGAGCCGCCGTGATCGGATCGATCTGAACGACGTTTTTCTTTACTACCTTGGTGGCGACGATCGCCGTAGGAATGCCCTCGCGCTGCGATTTCGGCGGGTATGGCATATCCGGCTGATTTCCCATCGCGAACCGGCGCGAGAGCTTCCCGCCCCGAGTCTCGATGTAGCTGGCGACATAGATGCGCTTCTTGAGGCGCAACTTACGAAGGTACTGGTCGACGAGACGGCGATCGCAAAGCAGCATTTCGCCCATTTCGAAAGAACTAAGCGGCCCTTTGGTCTTGAGGAGCTTGATTACGCTCGTCATGACTTGCGGCTTCGGTCCCGGCTTGCGCTGAGCTGCACCGATCCACTGACCACGCATCCGGATCGCTGCTTCGGTACGTCCAGGTAGAAGGCGCACTGCATCCGAGAACGGCTCATTTGTTTTCCAGAACTTGCGAAGAATTTCATCTTCTTGTTCTGTCCACTTGTCCCATTTCATGCTGCTGTCTCCCTGAGTTCGTACCGCGTCTTTTTTTGTCCCGGACCAATTGCTATCGACAGTCCGTCGTACATCCGTTGTTCAACTTGGTCCGACGCCCACACGTACTGGCGTTTGCTGACCGTTTCCACAAGCTGATCGAAGACGTGTAGGCCGCCGTTCATGGCGACCAGTTCTTCGCCCTTGAATACGCGCCGGCCGATCTCAAAGAACCGTTCCTGCACCGCGATAAGCGCGTTGTTCGCGTCGTACACCGCGGCGAGGCCTACGTTCTGGTTCTTCGCGCGCTCACAGAGAACCATGCTCAGATTCATCGCCGTAACGATCGCGCCCCAGTCCTGTTGCGTCCCATCGCCCTGAGCCAGACGCGTCGCGCAAAGGTGCGTCGTCATCAGAACCTTTTCCTTCAGTTCGCCCTTGAGCGGTTCGTCACCGTCAAAGAGCGTCGTTACTGTGTCTTTGCGTCCGACCTTCGGCCGGTACGGCTTTCTTGGCTTGCGGTTTTGCCCCATGTTTTCCCCCGTCTCCCGTTAGCTCACATCCACGATGCGATGGCGCCATTCCTTCGCCTTCGCGTCCCACTTCCACCCGTACACATGCAGCGTCCATCCGAGCTTGCGTACTTCCCCTATGTGCTCCGACTCGGCTATCTTCTTCACCCGCGCCGGAACGTTGCTCCAACTGGTCGGCTGTAAGCCGATTACTTCGCCATCCTTTATCGCTATCTGATCCAGAATCCCGAACAGATCGACTCGGATTCGAGCCCCAGGTATCCAGCGCTCTACGGTCCAAACTAGCCAGCCCTGCTCTTTCAGCAATTCGGCCGTGAGCGCGCTGGGTGATCGCTTCATCAGTCCTCCGTCTCTGCCAGCTCGCCCACGTAGGGATGGGCGACGCTATTTGCAGCACACCAGACAGCCAGCCCGCGGCCTTCTGACTCCTCGTAACCCTTCCGATGCGCAGCAGCCAGCGAAGACAGGAACTGGATGAATTCGGTCGGATACGCCTTGACCGACTCGCGCACATGCTTTTTCATCGCCTCGGACCATGTGTAGATCGCGGTCAAGTACCGCAGATCGGCCAGAAATTCGGGAGATACCCTCATCAGAAGTCCTCCAGCGGAACACCCGTGCCGTCGACGTGATAGCGCCGCGGCTGCTGGCCGTGGTTCTCGACGTACTGCATCGACTGCATGTCGAACCAGAGCCCGATAGAGCCTTCGAAATCGCCGTTACGCTGCTTCTCGATCGACAGAAAACAGTCCGGCCCGAAGCGGATCTCGCCCTCCTCTGCCTTCGGCACCTTCAGCTTCCCGTCGATAACCGCTTCCTTGCGCTTGTTGCGCCAGACGATGAATAGGTTGTCGGCCAAGTCGGTAATCGAGCCGCTTCCCTTGATGTCGAACTTTCCCGGGCGCTCGTATTCGCTTCCGCCCTTCTTCACGTGCGCCACCAGATGGATATGGACGCCCGTGTCTTGCGCGATCGCCGTCAGCGCATTCACGAAATCCTTCTGGCCGTTGTAGTCGTCGTCGCCGGGAACGCATTTCATGAGGTTGTCGATTACGAAATGCTGAATCCCGAAGTTCTCGACGGCATAGCGAACGATCGCCAGCATCTTTTGGGGCTTCACACTGCCCGTATGGTCGTAGAGCCACAGGCGGCCGTCTGTCCAGTCATGCATCCCACGGATGAACTCAACATTGGGATAGCCAGAGGCGAAAGCCTGCTTGGCCATACGCAGCATGGTCTTTTCCGGCTTCATTTCGAGCGACGCGATACATACGCGCTGGTCTTGAACACACAGGTCCAAAGCAACCTGGCTCGTAATCATCGACTTGCCGTGTCCGTTAATGCCGCCCCAAATCGTCACTTCGCCCGTGCGGAACTCGAATGCCTTTTCGCTCTTCTGCCACCCGAGCGTTACCGGTGCATGCGTCTTGCGTGCGTACAAAGCGTCGATAACGCCTTGCGACCATTCACGCGCCGGCCGAATCTTGTGAACCTCTTCCGACTCGCTCATGTAGTCGGAAAGGTCGATCGTGTCCCCGTCGATCACTCGCATCTCAAAACCCCATTTGAAGAAATTCTTTCCGCTGCCATTCGGCCCACGGGTCCAACTCAATCGCCAGCGTCTTTGACACAGCGCGGCGATGCGCCACTTCGTGCTTTGCCGGGAAATCGAAATGCACTTCAGCCCCGGTCTTCAGATCCACATCCCACAGCGAAAGCGATTTCGGCTGCTCGTTGCGAATTGCGCGGAGCTGCTGCGCTACGCTCTGCCCTTTGCGAGCGAAGGCGATTACGTCCAGACCGATCACCCAGCGCCAGTCGTAGTCCAAATCCGGCTTGGCAATGACCGTGAAGCCGTTGTCCTCGTTCGGGATGCGCCCAACGAACGAAACGAGAACCCAAGAGGCCGGCTGCTTGCCGCGTTGGCGCATGTCGACGATCTCTGCTGCATTGGCTGCGATCACAGGTAGTTCCCCATCGGTTTGAAGTCGGTCTTACTTGTCGATTGAGAGTCTTCCAGCCACTTAGCATTGAAACCGCCCCACCCTCTCTCGCAACACGTCCGCAATGCCTCATCCATCGACATCTGCGCCTTCTCTGCTTCCCGTGTTACGCCTTTAACGGCGGTCTCTGTCACAGGCAACTTTTTAGCCTTGCGCAGTTCTAGCCAGTCCCTTGCAATTGAAGGGTCAACAGAAAGAGATTCAAGATGCGCCTGCGCATCAAAGCGCGGAGCGCGTGTCTTTGTTTCTTTTACTGGTTTAACTTCCTGTTTTGTAGTGCTGTGAGCACCCACCCTGGGGTGCTGTGAGCACCCACCTGGGGTGCTGTGAGCACCCACCCCCCCCATCTTCAGCAGGTATTGATTCGGTAACGAAATGCCTTCTTGTGACCGGTGCTGGATCTCTAGGAGGCCTTTGTCTGCGAGCACTGCGATTGCTCTTTTAACTGAATCCTTATGCATACCGCAGTCTGCGGCGAGCCGATCATGAGATGGATTGCACTGCCCCGTGTCACTGTTCGTGCGGTTCGCCAGCATCAGCAGGACGAGCTTTTGAAGCGCCGGCAATTGTTGCTCGACCGCCCATGTCATGGCTTGGAAACTCATTTCATCGACCCAGTAAATTCAAGTTATTTCTATGTAACGATCCGACTTTAGAAGGGGCCTTCAGTCGCCCGCTTCCGGCCCTATTCCTGCCACCAAATCCAGTCTCGACCTGTGTACTCTGGCTACATGGTCGCGGCCATAAACGCGGATCAAAACAAGCTCA